ATAGTGCTTGTCGATACGCTGGCCACCAATCTCAATCTCCACGGACTTGATCAGGTTGTGGCCCACCCAGTTCAGCCAGCGGAACTGGGCACCAGAGCCGTCACTGGTCTGCAGGGTCACCTGGGGCAGGGTGGCCTGCAGGTACATGCGGTGGATCAGATCGCCGTTACGCTGGATGGTGCAGGTCACACGCTTGCCAAAGCCAGGAGAGCCGTTGAAGGGGTTCTCAATGGACTCCATGGCAAAGTTAGTGTGGCGACGGTACACCACCTTAAAGAAGGTAATCTGGGGATTACCGGTCAGATACACATCCTGGGCGCCATAGGCAACAAGCTGCATGAGACCACCACCTGTCATTTGTTATACCCCTTCTGAAGAAATAATTTCTGGGAACTCTGGATTTTTCTGGAAAAATACGGGCTGCCGGGGGCATTTATAAACCAGAGCTACAGATTGAGGCACTCTGCCGGGGACATCTTTTTTTCCCGAATCTTCCGCTATAGAACTATACGCCTAAACAATGCTTCTGAGGAACTACAAGAGGGATGTCATCAAAGGAGGCCTTCTTTAAAATCCGACCCACTAAGCGGAGCAATCCTGAATCTCGAACTACCCTCGATTGCCTCCATCAGGTTCATATCCAAGGAATCCTGAATAATGAAACGGATATTAGCGCTAGTATAAGCGAACTTGAGCGAGTCGAACTTGAACTTGCTGGAACGACAGATGAAGTTCGCCATGAACAGTTGGTCAAACGTCGTGGAGAAATTCAAAAAGAGGTTGGCAAGTTCAGTGGCAAATCAGAGATGTTCGATTATTTTCTCAATGCTGGAGATATTCTCTACAAGTACTATGAGGTGCAAGAGCGGATTCAGCGTGGGGAAGAACCCTCGATGAAGCGCTCGTCAAAGGCCAAGCAGGGATCAGTCTTGGCGGCATTAGAGACTGCGGCGGCTACAGAGGGTGGAGTAGTCGAAGGAGAGACTGCTGCTCCCTCCCAGCGTGAGTTGCTTCGTCGAGATAAATTGCTTGAACAATATTTGCAAAAGGTGCATCCTGAGCACGCTCGAGGGGGCTCCGTACAGGAGACTGATTCCTATGGAGAGTGCCCTGAGTGTGACAAGGAAATGATTTTTAGTGCAAATGAGGCGATTTTCACGTGCACTGACTGTGGTCACCAGCAGTTTATTCTGGTCGATTCCGATAAGCCGAGTTACAAGGATCCTCCTCGGGAGGTCTCCTACTATGCTTACAAGCGCATTAATCATTTTAATGAGTGGCTCGCCCAGTTCCAGGCCAAGGAGTCGACAGAAATCCCCCAGGAAGTCTATGAGGCAATCTGTGGTGAGCTGAAAAAGGAGAGGATTCTTGATTATCGGACTCTGGCTCGGCAGAAAGTTCGAGAGATTCTGAAGAAGTTGAAGTTCAATAAGTATTATGAGCACGTCCCGCATATTATCAATCGTCTCAATGGGCAAAATGCACCGGTCATGAGCCGAGAAATCGAGGAGAAGCTGCGCTACATGTTCAAGGAGATTCAGCCATCTTTTCAGAAGAACTGCCCCAAGGATCGCAGCAACTTTCTCTCGTATTCGTATGTCTTGTACAAGTTCTGCGAACTCTTGGACTTGGATGAGTATTTACCCTCATTTCCGCTGCTGAAAAATCGGGACAAGCTCTATATCCAGGATAAGATCTGGGAGAAGATCTGTGAAGATTTGAGCTGGCAGTTTATTCGGTCTGTCTGATTACCCCAGGTCTAAAGTTTCTCTCTATAGTATGTGCTAGGGCGAATGCACGTTGATACTATGCAAACTGTTGCCAGTATGGCAGTATGTACTGGAGTTTCAGCTTACGTTGGCCATTATTATCTTTACGGGAATGATCTAGAGTTTCCTCTTCCCTTTATGATTGCCTATTTCCTTATTGACATCTTTTTCGCCAAGAAAGAGATGTTTCTTCATCACATATTAGTCTTGAGTATCTTTGCCTCTGGCTACCTTGGTGGGGTAAAGTTGGCCACGAGTTCCACCTATGCCCTCGTTTTTTACAAGACGGAAATTTCGACCATCTTTTATGTTCTGAATTCTATACTAAAAGATTGGGTACATCCAGGAATCCTTGGTATAAATAATGCCCTCTTTGTTCTCACCTTTTTCAAATTCCGTATTTATGACTATTATACCTATTTGATTGCAGATAACGCCGTCTTTCAGCGGGAAATCATTCCTTATATGGGTCATACATTGGGAAATATGTATTATGTAGCCTATGTTGGATTATTTATGCTAAATCTCTATTGGTTTACTATTCTCAGCAAAATCGTGGCGAAAAGGGTTGTACAGGCCATACAGCCTGATACCCTGCAGGTGCTGCTACGGACTGCCCTATCCTATATGTATTCACTGAATCTGCCGATCGCCTCCTTTATCTATATATGGGCACCCAACATGTCGTATCTCACTGACATAATGGGAGTTACTACTCTGGCCGCCTGCTGTTATGCCTTTCATTCCCGCTGCTTAGAGTATTATAAGAGAAATAAGTGCATAGATTTTATTTCGGATGAGATTATGCCTTATTATATCATGGATAATGTGGGCATTCATCTACGGGGATTATTGGCATCGATTACAGCGACCTACTACTCCAGCTACTGGTTTCCTATTATCCTAGCCTCGTCATTAATGCATTGTACCTCTATCTGTAGTCTTATGTATACGTTACAGAGGATTAAAGATAATCACGATACCTTTATCTTATCGGAGAGCAATAAGGAGGTCAATGAATTTTTGCTAATCTCTCACACCTTGACCTCAATACCCATGTTATTTGATATTGCGACAGTGGGATTGTTTTCTTCTTCGCCTATGGATGCGCTCAATCTATTCTTGGTGACCTATGTTTCTGGGTTAATCTTACAGATTAATCCCTTTTATGATCTGAATCATGCTTTCTTTCACCTCTGCCTCATTATTCAAAATGTGTTTGTGGCGAGGAGTAATTTGCGCTAATGTAGTGTAGACCAATATACCCAGCTATCGTCATATAGCTCAGTATAATGGTATTGTATTAGGAGCAAGAATGACCCGTATTGACGCCATTTAGTGATCTAGCTAAATGCCCGCCTTTAGAGCCGAGCGCCTGGGAAGCCCACTAAGTTGGCGCCAATACCGATTCTTGCGGAGCAAGAATGATCCGTATTGACACTAACTAGTGATCTAGCTAAATGCCCGCCTTACAGGCGGGCACCTGGGAAGCCCACTAAGTTGGCGCCAATACCGAAGCCTGCACCCTGGCGTGCCGTAGCACCAATACTAGGAGACACCACATCCAGAATGGCAAAGATAGCCGCAGCAACCACACCCAGAGTCAGAATCTCATCCATGGGCAGGCGGTGACGGGGAATAAAGAGCGCCGCCATCGCCACGAACAGACCCTCCACCAGATACTTTATCACACGGTTGATCACCTCAGAAGTAGGATTCATTGTTTCTATAGGGAATAGGGATTTTTCTTGTCTCTTGAAGGCTCGCCTGTGCGTTTATCCATCTAAAGTACATTCATGTTCCTACTACAGAAATGGCAACCGAGCGAGAGGACTTTTTGGAGGAGGACGCAGAGATCGTGGGGCAGAAGTTTTGTCTTCTCAGTTTCTTGAGCCCGGAGAAGGTGCTCAAGGATAAGAACCTGTTTTTCTTCGGAAAGTTCCTGGAGCTCTATGAGTTCCAGAGCCGGACAGTAAACCTGGAGAAGTATTTAATCAACACCATCAACGGGATCAACGATAAGCTGGACGCTGAGGCAGATACCCTCGAGTCTCAGGACCTGAGTGGCGCTGCCGCAGTTTGCCGCAAGTCCAGGATCCGGGTCGATACCACCATGGATGCATTCCATTCTTTTGTAAGGGCGAACGAGAAGGAGCTGAAGGAGTCTTCTCTGAAGGAGCGCTACGAGGATTATCTGTATGCAAACAAGGCCACTTTGGAGGATGAGTTTTATGCCAAGAATGAGTTCCGGACAACTGTGCGTGGCCTGAAGGTCCGGGGAGTCTACGGGTCTCAGGGCGAGGCTGTGGCCCGCTCCAAGAAGCTTCAGAGGCAGGACACCCTTCATAATATCTTTGTGGGTGAGGTCGGGAAGTGGCTTCCCTGGGACCCTGAGCCTGCCGAAGTGTCCGAGCAGGAGTATGCCGAGGACCAGCTGAACACCCTCATGAAGAAGTACAAGGAGAATGAGGGCGATCGTGAGGCCTTTCAGAGAGAGCGCCGGGCGGCGGCAACTAGGTCTAGCACAACTACAATCGAGCCCTCCGGGAACGAGAGCAACTTTGGCGGAATGTTTGGAGGCGACGGCCCCGCCGACCTGGCCATGGCTCGTAAGATGCAGCTCAAGGATGTCTCTGGCGCTGATATCTCCGGTGCCGATGTGTAATCTTGCATGTATGCTATCCTAAAGATGTCTCGTAAACACGGAACAACTTTAGTACAGTGAATTCATATACTCCTTTACTTATCGGGAAAATAGTCAATAGACTCGGTGGGATACCACTTGCGGCAGACATTCTGCTGACAGAACTCGCCCTCCTGGCACAGAACGCCCTTGCAATCGGAACGCAGTGCATCCATGCCCACAGCACCAGCCATGGCCTGGAATCCCTCGGGGAATCTGGGGGCAAACTTCCGGCGAATCCAGGGGAGCACGCTAACAGCCAACACTAACACAAGGAAAAGGCCTGCTAACCCATATCCACCACGAACCTTCATTCTACCGTGTTCTGCGAAATATTATTTGGGCAGGGCAATGCCCCATTGCGCCGGCAAGGTGGACGCAGGATGGTCTACTCCAGGGCGTATGCTATTGGGAGAAGCTCGAGCAGGCAGGACCGGGAGAGGATTTCTGTCATGAAGTTGCAGCTGCTGAGGATTTCCACAGATGCCATTGATGCAGCGAGTCCCAAACGGGCAGGGAGCAAGATCCACGCCACAGCGCTTATAGGATCCTCCTAGAAACCCCTCCTCGACTAAAAAGGGGTTGATACGATACAGACGATCGGCCACCAGAAGGGCCACAGCTAAACACCCAAGAATGAGCACACTATATACTTCTGGTGACATTTCCTATCGTGTTGTGCTAAAATAAGTCAACTGACTAAAACTTTTTATTCACCGCAATCTTTGGCCCCTTGAGCCGCTGGGCATTGCTGGGATCATACTGGTTTGCATC